TAATCAAATATTGATACCTCTGTCATATAGCCATTTATTGCCTGTGTATTTCCAGCTCTTGCTCCTATTGTTAAAGGTGGTGTAGTATTCATATCACCTGTATAACTAGCTGTTTGGTCGGCAGAACCGCCATTTATATGAGTTGATAAAGTACCGCTTTCTCTTTTTAAAATAATATTATACCAAGTGTTTGCAGCTAAAGCAGTGCCTGAACTACCAATTTTTAAAGAACCTTCAAGCCAAACTTGTAAAATTCCATTATCATTTAAATAAAAAGCAACAGCTCTTTCATTGGCCGTTGAACTTGTCCTAAAATCTAATATATAAGAAAAATAATTTAAAGTAAAAGAATCAACTTTTATCCAAGCTGATAAAGTAAAATCACCTGTTCCAAAATTAAATGCGTTATTTGAAGAAACAATTACAGATTGACTTGTTCCAGATCCAAAATCTAAACTATAATTACTTAACTTATCCTTGTTAGTGTTTTCCGGCATACGCCAGTTACGATTGTAAAATTCTGTTGACATTTATTCTCCCATTTTATACCACGCTTTCAAATTACTTGAACTCGCATTTGTTAAACTTGTTAATGAATTTGGTGCGCCACTGTTGTAAATCTCTGTAACTGCTGCACTGCTTAAACCTGTATTCCATAGTGAAACCTCGTCTATATTTCCTGCAAAGTAATTAGCAGTGTTAGCGCCAAACGGATTCCTTCTACCTATTGCATTCACTACGCTTAATTCATTTTTATTACGAGTATCTGTATTTGTATATACAGAAGTTCCATTTATATACAATTCAACAGTATCGCCTAATTCAGTAACTGTGGTTCTTACAACTGCTAGGTGTACCCAGTCAGTAGTAGTAAGAGTATTAGTCCCTGATGTTGGGCCAGTGTATATATTGTTTAAACTAGCAAACCACATATAAAGCTTATTATTTACAAGGTATAAAGTATAACCATAGTTATTAGTTCCTCCTAATATAACACCACTACCAGTTGCTGTAGCTTTTTTAACCCACATTGAAATACTACTAACAGGCCCAAATTCTACCTCTGGATTTATTCCAAAATAGTCGTTTATTCCATCAAAAGAAAAAGAAGAAGTTGAAGTATAAGGTACAGCTGTAATATCTATTGTTTGACTCGCTTGTACTCCATCAACAATATAAAAAATAGTGTGTGAAGCAATAGTAGAAGCACTCAAATCAATTTCACCTGTTGAAGTACTAACAAAAACTACTCCAGCGTCAGAGCTGAAAGTACCTCCTGGAGTCCCTGTTATTGTAGGAGTTGGATTTGCCTCACTTTGATTATAACTACTTTTATCATAACTAAAGGCAGCACTAACACTAGGACCTAAACCCCCAGAGGGTATAAACAATAAGGCTTTTTTTCTATTTCTATTATATATTACTCCCATACTTAACTTATTGGTAGGTTACAATTATCATAAGCAAAAGGAATTTTAAATCCTATATTCATTCCCCAGCCTGTTAACTCATCTTCGAATCTTTCTGTAAAACTAGTTAAAGTTCCTGACCTAACTAAATTTACTTTTAACCAGTCTATTTTATTACTAGGTGGAGTTCCTACTACGTCTGTCTTATGTTCAAAATAAGCTACAGTATCTAGTAAGACCTGGCACATATCCGACTTAACTTCATTCTCGTTAGACTCGTCTTTATTAACTAAGTCCATAGCCATAACGTTAAAATTCCAAGTAAAAACACCGTTTCCTAAAGTTGCTGGCTGGTCAGCTACCCAAAATAGTGGATAGTTAAAGTCTGTTAGTTGGTTATGTTCTACTATTTCCCATAGATCACCATTACCAAAATTTTGGATTTGCTTATGATTAGTAGCAAACGTCTTAAACTCTTTTAATATTTGATTATAGGTTAATATCATTTTTGACTATTTCTATATTCGTCCCTCCAGCAATAAGTACTATTTCCACCACCTAAATAAAAACTAGTTTGAAAAGCTGTCTTTCTAGGGTTTAAATCGTCTGAATGTTCTTTATACTTAGGGAATAAATTATCGTTATCACATAAAAAGTTTATTAGTCTAGCTTCTCTTTCCTCTGCTTTGTTTTTCCATTCGTCCCTTAAAAACTGTAAATCCTGGTAGTCTATAGGGTTACTATTCTCACTGTTCTTAGTTGCTACTGATTTATTTCTATACTTAAATAACATAGAAGTAGAACATTCATACATTACCCACTGAGCCATAGTAGGAGCTATATAATTATCTAGTAAGTTAGTCTCATTACTATTTAAGTTTGTGATAGATATTTTAGTCTTTAAATCTTCATATAAAGGAGTACCTAAAATAGGGTGTATCCTTAACTCCTGGCAGTCTTTAATACTAGGTAGAATTAATCTTACATCTACATTCTCATCTATTAATGTAGTGTTCTTAACGTATTGCTCGGATATGAATAAAACTGCCATTATATATCGTATTTTAATTTTATTTCGTGTCTTACATTTTTAGCTCTACTACTATAAGGCTGTAAAACAATAGCCTCTAAATCTTCTTTCAAATACTCTAATTCACTCTCAGCTTTTAGCTTTTTTCTTTTTAATATTTGGTAACTGCTTAGTTTCATTTTTTTAATCTTACAATTTGCATTTCCCAAATATGTCTACAAAAAGGAGTAATCTGTCCTGTTCTAGGGTTGTTATACCAGCCACCTCTTTTAGTAAAGATATCAATTCCTGTTTGTCCTAAGTCATTTGTTAAAGTACTTAATTGCTGTAGTGTATATCTTCTAGTCCTAGATAGTGCCATCATTCTAATACAAAAAGGTCTACTTTGTGTTTTTAGTGGTGGTGCATCTGGTCTTTCTATATATTTATAAACTACAAAGGTCTCATCTTCAGGCTTTTGTATACTTTGCTTAGCGTCTTCAGTAGGTTTAAATTCATTATCTAAAGCTCCAGCGTTTTGTAGCTCAGCTATTAAATCATTAACCTCAGACTGCGGTATGCTTAAAGCCTCTGATATTTCTGTAATAGGCAAATCTGGATTATCTATAAGTAAATCTAAAATACTTTTTTCAGCTCCAGTTAATACTCTATTTATCTCAAATTTAAAATCTTTTAGTAATTCATTTTCAAACTTTTGCGCCTCCTCTATATTAGTGATAGGCTTTATAAAAGTTTCAATAGTTTCTAGTTTCTCTACTTCTATACCAGTGTTATCTAATTGACTAAAAAGTATTTCGTCTTCAACTTCCTTAAATTCTTTTTTTAAGCTCTCTGTAGTTCTAGTTACACTACCTTTAAGACCTATTAATTGTCTTATCTCTTCTATAGACATATTATCTAGAACCTTAGTAGCTACTAAAGGACTTAATATTCCGATAGCTTCAGCTACTTTATTAGTCTCTATTTCGCTTTGAGAAAGTCCTATTTTTTCTCTCAGCTCGTCCTGAGTCATAGCACCTAGTACAGCTGCCTCACTAAAGTATCTTTGTACTGGCTCTATTTTCTGTAGTCTTACTGGTTGTCCACTAATACCGTTAAAGTTAAGTATTGAATTTATTAATTCGTTAAATACTTTTTGCTCAGGATCTATTTGTAAGTTTTGGTATAATTGACTAGCTACTGCTATCTCGTCAGCGTTATTACCTAGTCCAGAGTTTTCTTTAATTCCAAAAAGTTGAGGACTAGTAATTCCGTGAGCTGTAAATATTTCCTCCCTAATTTGGTTGTTTAGGTTTATAAATCTTTCGTCTTGTCCGTTTACTGGAATAGGTAGTATCTGAGGATGGTCACTATTCTGGTCAGTAAATGAAAGCAAAGGCTTACCAGCGTTATCAGCTCCTGTAGCATAGTCTTTAAATCTTCTTTCAATATTGGCCATCTCTTCCTCTGTCGGGGAACCATTATTAAACGAGACCACATAGCCCGCCGAGAGGTTGTTTTTGATGTTTTGTAAAGTAAAGTTTGCTATCTCAGCATCACTTTCTAAGTAAGGTATAGCACTAGTATAGTCTGGCATAGGATAGACACCTAAGTCTGGTCTGTATTCTTTGTAGTATATTAAATAGTCTACCTCTGGCTTAGCAGTGTCATCGTAAGGAAACTGTTGTAATATTTTAAAATCTTCGTTGTTTTGTGGGTTTCTAGAGGACCAGTCATCTGTATAATAAAATAAACCATTATCAACTCCAGCTCTAATATCGCAAAAATCTATATGATTAATAGCAGCTATTTTGCCACTCTTAGACATTCTAACCTGTAAGCTAAAACCTCCATATACTTTCTTATCTTTTGCTAGTTTAGACGTTAGCTCGTCTATGTTCTCATCTTCGTTAGGCATCCTTAAAAAGCCATCTACATAAGCTCTTTCTGAAAATGATAATTTCTCATCTACTACAAAACCTTGACCAACTATAAATTTAACTTTACTATTAATGATTTGATTATGTTTACTAGACTCATTATATAGTTTAGTCAAATAATCTGGATAAGTATTTTTGTAAGGTCTATCTATTCCGTATTCGTACCAGTCACCCTTTTTAGACTCTTTAAACTCTGGTAATTCATAACCGCCAAAATTGATAGGAATTAATTTTATACTCATTGTCTAGGATTATATACTACGTTAGTAGTAGGTGAAACTGAATGCTCTGTATAGCTAGGCTCGTAACTAGTGTCTATTAATTTCATTTTTCCCTCCTCTACTACTCCGACTACTACTAATTCATTTGTAGGGTCTAAGTTAGTAGAACTCAACTGCTCATATACTTTATAAGTAAAATACCCAGCACTGCCTAAATTTATTTGACCGTTAACAGGATTTTCTACTCTATTCTCTATTAAGTTAAATTCATTATATCTAGAAATATTTGTGCTAATATCTGTCAATACTGTAGTCTTTTTTTCTTTAGTTTGGTCACTTATAAACTCAAATAAATACCCAGCGTTTTGTTGAATAGTAGTTAATTCATACAAAGTACAAACAAAATTATTAGTAGTATCTTTAGTCAGTACTATCACTTTTCTTCGTTTTTTTCTTTTCTGTAAATACTTCAGTTATTTCTAACTTTTTAAGTAATTCTATATTCTCTTCACATACTAAAACTTTAAAGCCTTTAGTGTGAATCGTTTTTCCTATATAAGATTTTTTTAACATAATTACAAATTTAAAAAAAAAGGGGAATTTACTCCCCTCTTTCATACAACAAAGAACGATTAAGCAATCGTTAAACCAGCCACAACAGAGGCTTGAACTTCATAACAAGGTAACTGTGATTTATCAGTTATCTCGATTTGGTATTGGTTAGGGTCTCCATAAGCCTGTCCAGTTTGTGCTACCAAAGAACTACCTTCGGCGAACTGGTCAAAACCTAAAGCCCAATATTTACCATTATTATCTTTTACTATTACGGCCAAACGTGCGAGCATTAAAATCTTGATATCGTTTGTTTTAGTAGCTGTCAATTTATTAATTGTAAACGCTAAAACATTATCATAAAAAGAAGTACCAGCCGCCTGGTCTACAGTTGCTGTAGAGGTTAAAGACCCTGACTCTTTCTTTAAATTGTAACGATAAAAATTAGTTGCTCCCGCCTGAGTAATAGCACTTATTTCGTGTCCTGACTCAGTGAAAGCAGTAACATTGTCTCTTTCAGAAATAAGGACTTCCTCAATTCCTCCTAGAGAATCACTACAATCTCTGGCCATTCCACTTGCTAATATACAACTCATAACTATTTGATTTTCAGTTAGTTAGCATCTCAGCTAACAATTATTTAAAAGGGGGAAATTAATCCCCCATTAATTTTTATGCTAATAAGAATTCTACTATTTGGTCAGGGAAGGCTACATTTACACCTCTTCTAAACGCCATAGTTACCTTATAAATTCTGTCATTGTCATCATACCAAGACCTAACATCGTTAGACTCTTCCTCTGGTAAATCTACACCAATATAAATATTAGACGCTCTCATTAAATAACAGTTACCAGTAGCTAAACCAGAAAGACCTGGAGTAGAACATACAGTCACATTAGGGAATCCAATTAATGGAAGCTCACCAGAATAGTCACCGTCTACAACATAATGGAAGTAGTTACCGTCAGCAATAGCTTTTTGATACTTTAAGAAAGTGTCCATTCCTACAAACAATTTAAGATCGTCAGCGTCCATAATGTCCTCACTCATTAGCTCAGCCATTCCAGTTAAAATACCAATAACGTTTGAAGCTGTAATACCAGTTGCCTGAGTAATTCCTGTAGGGTTACCGTTAATAGCAGTAGCAGCTGCAATAATTTTATTTAAACCGTCATACTTAGATAAGTTAGCTGTTCCACTAGCAGTGTCACCTTGCCAGTCAGCTACTTCAATAGCTTTTTGTAGCTTAGCTACTTTCTCAGCAAAATATAACTCTTCAAAAGGAATCTCTTCTTTCTCACCAGTTAATCCTTGCTTTAACATTACCGCTGTATATTTAGCAGCTAAATCAGTCATACATAAATCCTCGTGAATTGCTACAGCTCCTGGAGTAATAGTTCTTTGTGATAGGGTAGTAGTACCGCTAGCACTTCTAGAACATCCGTCAGCCTGAAAAACAACGTCTGAAGATAAAATATTAATTGTAGTCGGTCCTTTAACACCGTCCTGAATGTTAGCGTAATTTGCTAACCTTCCTCCAGCAACAGACTTAATAATAAGGTCCATCGCATTTTGTTCCGTATACGCTGGAAGCGCACTTACATCAAAACTCATAATTTTTAATTTTTAGTTTATTATATTTTTATTTTTTAAGATACTTATAATATCTTTTTTATTTTCTTTTTTCAGCGACTTGAACGCTGAGTTTCTTTTTACAACTGCATTATTAACAGGCTCTTCGATTAACTTCTCAGTTAATTCTAAAAGTTTAGCGAATGAATCTCTAAGAGTATTAATCTCTTTTTTAAGGTCTTTGTTTTCCTCTGACAAAGTAGCTTCCATAGAAAACACTCTTTCAGTAACAACTGACTCTATAATTTTTTTCGCTTCTCTTTCCTGAGCTTCAGTTAAAGGAGTAGACATCTCTTCCTCCTCTTCAGCTTCCTCTTCTATTACTGGCTCTTCCTCAGCTTCCTCTACAGCTACAATAACTCCAGCCTCAGTAGAAATAACTCTACCGTCACTAAGTTTATGTTCACCGTCTGGAGCTGGTAATAGCTCACCTTCTACCTCTACGACTACAGCTGCACCTATAGAAACATCTGGCTCTATTTGTGCTACAGTACCGTCTTCTAGTACTACGTCTTCAAACTTTTCTTTAGTTTCTTCAGTAGTCTCTTCAGAGGTTTCTTCAGTAAAATTTTCAGTAATTTCAGTAGTAACTTCAGATTCGTTTTCAACTTCTACACCTTCGCTTTTGAATATGCTTTTAATATCGTTGAATAATTCTTTAAGTTCACTCATAATGAAAAATTTTTATACATTATTATATATAACAAATAATTGATAGTATCACAATTTTATACTAACTATTTTTGTCTTTCTTTATATTTTTTTACTACTTCTCTTATTTTGTTTATTAGTGTAACTGGATATTTAACAGTCTTAGCCTGTCCAAACATACCCTCTACACTAAAACCTTTAAAGCTACCATCTTTAACCATAGCCCAAACCTCGTCATTTTCGACTCTCATACTTCCCCACCAGCTACCGTCTGGAGCGTCTTCGAATCCTTTAGGAGCTTTAATACCTCTCTTAGAATCTATTATTAAGGACTCTATTACATAAACACCTTTAGCCTGTAAATTATTATCGTGCATTAGATTTACGTTAGCATTAAGACCATTCTTAAAAAATTTGTTTACGATCTTCTCTATAGTATCTCTTCTAAAGACTACATAGTATTTTTCGTTTTCGTCATTTAGTCTAATTATAGGTAGGTCAGCTTTCATAAAGTAACCACTTACTATTCTCTTCTCTTCGTCTTCTATTTTAAATTCCTGTCTATATTTGTCTTTGGTTTTCATTTTATCAATAGCCCAATTAATACCGCTAGCACCTCCCCAAGCGTCCCACATAATACCTCCGCAGCCCTCACTATAAGGGACGTCTTTATTTTGTTGGTGTCTTTTAAAGCTAGCCATTCGACCTATTGTCTCCCAGCTTATTTTTTCTTTATTAGCTAATTGTCTAGCTCTAGTCCATCCTACTCTAGTCCCGCAGTTTATGTTGTTCTCTTCTTTATATTTAATAGCTTTCTTTGCGTTGTTAGATGCTGACTCTGGGTAGTCGTTAAAAGTCTCTTCAAACTGTATTTTTTTAAAAGCCATCCATTCAGACTCTATAGCTGGAGAGTCAACTAAAGCTATATAATCTACTCCAGACTCGTCTTCCTCGTCAATAACTAATTCTAATAGTTCTGTATTTTTCATATTATTTATTTTTTAATTTCCAAATGTACTTTGCCCCTCTATTACAGCTACGTTGTTTTGAGTGTTTGTTATATCGGTTTCAGTTACAAATACTCTTTGTGGTTCCTGGTCAATTAGTGTGCTAGTGTTAGCTGGTCCAATTACTGGAGCGTCACCTCCTCCTCCGTTTAAAGTACTAGGTAAATTAGTACCTCCTCCAGCTGTTTGGCTACTACTTTGAAATTTTTGTTTTCTTATATTATTAACATTAGCTAAACCAGACGCTAAAGCTAGACCAGCCGCTATAAAAGGTTGTGCTGGAAATAGTACAGTAGCTGGATTAGCAGCGGCACTAGCAAAAATAGCATTAACCCCTTGATAAGTTTGTATTAGAGCTTGAGCTATTTGTAATTTTTTATTTCTTTCAAAAGCCTTTTTTCTTAAAATTTCGTTTGCCTGTTCTAAAGCTATTAACCTTTTTAACTCTTCTTTGTCGTTATTTTCCTCAGCTTTCTTTTTTTGTTCGCTCAAATCTAACTCCTCCGCAGCAAAAGAATTATTTAATTTCATTAAAGCATTTAAAGTGTCTGAAGCTGATTGTAATTTAGCATTTTCAACATCTTTAGCTCTTTGAACTTCCTCATCAGCGTACTTTTGCTGTATTTCGTTTATTCTACTTTGTTGAGCTTCCTCTAGTATAGTTGTGTCATCACCGTATAGTTTAGCCTGTTCTATTAAATTAAAATATTTTTCTCTTACAGCGTTTATTTCTTTTTGTTCCTTACTTAGTTTAGTGTTTAAATATTCATTTTCTAAATTTTCTTTTGCTAATAAAAACTCGTTAAGTTCGTTTTCCTCTTCCTGTTGTTTTATTGTTCTTTGTTCCTTTTCTTTTTTTTGTCTTTTTTCTGTAAAGTCTTTAGTGATTTTATCTATAGCTAGCTGAGTTTTAAACTCTGCTAATTCTTTTTGACTTTTTGTTAAATTACCTGTTTTTATTAAGTGATCTAATTTGAAATTTTCAATATCAATAAAGTCTTGTAAGCTCTCAGCGTTTGCTGTTTTTTGTGATACCAATAAATCAAAAGCAGCTTTTTTTTCTAATAAGTTTCTAGCTTTTAATTTTTCTAGTCTATCTAATTCTTTTGCATCTGCTTTTTGTTTTTCCTCTTCTATTTTTTGTTCTGTCTCTATAGTAGTCTGGAGCTTATTATCTAATAATTTTAATTCTAAAAGATTATTAGCCTCTATTCTACTTAATCTAGCTTCGTCTAATTGTTCTTTAATTAAAGCCGCCTTATCTTCATTGTCTTTGTTTTTTTCAAGTAATAATTTTAATCTATTCTCTTCTATAGTAAAATTTTCGAGTTTTTGTCTTAGATTATTTGTCTCTATCTCTCTTAACTCTTCAGCGTTTGCTTTTCTTATTTTAGCGTTAATTATTTCTTTTTGCGTTGCTAAATCTATTTCATTATTTAAGTCTGTAATTTCGGCTTTATATTTTTTTAAGGTTTCTGTTAAGTCAGATAATTCCTTTTCTAATTCGTCTGAATTATCTAACCAGTCCATAGTCATAGAAACGACCTCACCTAAAACAGCGACTAGTAAACCTATACCAGTAGCAGCTATAGCACCTTTTAAAATTTTAAAACTCCTAGACGTACCTTTAACAGTAATACCTAGTAATTTCATAGCTGTATTTGCTAAATAAGTAGCAGCTGTATTCGCTTTAGTTATAATAGTATTAGCTACAGTACTATTATTAAGTAATTTCATCATTGACTGAGTACCCTCTATAGCACCTTTAAAAGCCATAGAAATACCTATAGCCTTTTCTATATTTGCCATAGTTTTTTCTATAGAGCCACCTCCCCCACCTAGTAAAACAAAAGCAGCTGAAACATCACCAACAGCACCTGCTACACTACCTAACTCACTAGCGACCTGTTCATTATCTAGAGCCTCCATAGATAGCTCAGTGTTTTTAATTTCTTTGCTAACACCTACTAACTCCTTTTTTAAATCTTTAAAAGCCTTTGACCCTAAAGGAACTTTCCTTAACTCTTCGTTTAGTCTTTCGGCTTCCTGTTCTAATTGACCTAAAGAAGTAGTAGCTCCTTTTGCGTTAATATCTAATTCTAAAGCTATTTTCTCAGCCATTTGTTTTAATTATTTGATGTTATTAAAAATTCGTTTCCATTCCATTGTATAGTAACATACTTATATTGTGAGCTTAAAGTATATACGTTATTTCCGTCTATTGTAGTACTTATAGAGCTAGCTGTTAAAGTAATTTGATGAGAGGAGCTAACCTTTTTAAAGGTCCAAGTTTTACCTATTACAATAGTACTAGCTAAAGGGAAAATTACATCTATATTTCCAGCTGTAGCATCACAAAAATAAATTTGTATGTTAGGGTCTGCTTTCTCATTTATAGTAATAGTCTTACTAGCTCCAGGTCCTGTAATAGTATTATTTACATAAGTAGTGTTAGAACTGGTTACTGTTTGACCATTACTATTAATTAACTGTACATTACTTAACCCAGACTCTACTATATTATTAGAACCGTTTATCTGTATGTTTCTAGTATTAGCAAATACTTTGTTATTATCACCCATAACACTAACCCCTCTAGCGTTTGGACTTATGTAATTATTAGAACCTATTACCTTTTGATTTAAGTTGCTTACAGCGTTATTATTTCTTAAATTACTTTGACCTATAGAAAACTTTGGAACAGTGTCCCTAGAACCTATAGAGCCACCTCCCCCAAAACTAGACCTAGTAGTAGCGTTAAAAGTATTAGATAATTTTATCTTTAAGAATTCACACTTAGTAATAGGGTTGCTAGGGTTATAATTCTCTATTTTATTTAATCTAAAATATTGATTTTCAAAATAGTATTGATCTTTAAAAGATAGTTGTTTAATGTCGCTAGGACTTAAATAAAAATAACCAGTTACTATCTTACTATTATTGTCTGTTATTTCCTGTAAAAATTTAGAATAGTATTTATTTACTAGCGTATTATTAGAGAAAGTGATGACCTTATCAAATACATTAGAGTAGTATATCTCATTACCTAAACCAAAGTCTAAGATATTGTTAGGAGTGTAAGGGTCATCGTACATACCAGCGTAAGGATAAGTAGAGTAGCTAGTAGTATTATCGTCAGCGTCTCTATGGATCCACTGTTGACCTGTGTCTTTCATACCTCCCCACTGTAAAATTCTTATATTACTTTCTATTTTTTGGACTCCGTTAGTGTCATCAAACTTAATTATAGTAGGGAGTACCCTATCACCCCAACTATGACCAACTGAAGGAGTAGGGGAAAATATTACCTCTGTCTTATATTCATTAGTAACAAATTCATTTACTAGTCTAAAGTCATCTTGTCCGTAAACCTCTTCCCAAGTGTCAAAATATAATTTATTATAATAGTCCTTATCCTGTTTATAAGTGAATAAATATTCTTTAAAGTTTAAAGCTCCCATTGGCTTAGACTCTACCTCTCTAGAAATATCTAACTTATTAGACCAGTCTACTATATTATTACTATAAAAATCGTCTCTAGGTTCTATTAATAAATTTTTTTCATTATTTGGGTCTGGCTGTATATATAAATTAAACATCTTAACTAGAGACATAATAAAATCTCTTTGCTTTACTTTTCTAGGAATAGTAGAATTCATAGGAATTAAACTACCCTCCGTTATTTCTCTATTAACATACTCAGTCTTTAAATAGCCACTTAATAAATTTAATTGATAACTTCCTCCAGCTATTGCAACATCTGGGAAAAAGCTAGTAGTCCAGAATCCAGCTACAGTATTTGGAGATGGAAGGTAAATTTGTCTAACTGCATACTGTAAAACTATTCTTACTTTCTCACCTTCATTTAAGTACACATTATCTACATTAATAGTATATTTATTTCTAATAGTATTTTCATTTGGCATTATACCATACACATCGTCATAAATATTAATATAGCCAACACCATTTATATTAAAAATTCCAGCAGTATGTAAAGCATCAAAGCCTAAAGTTGAACTAGTCCAAGTCGGATTAGCAGCGTTAGTCACTGTGCTTCCAGCAGTATTTGGAGGGAATCCAGTATCGTTACTCATACCATAGCTAAGAGTGTCTAAATGTTCTATAAAAACATTAGAGGAGCTATATCTTCTAACCTGTATATGACCTTCAATATATCCGTTATTGACGTAACTGTCACCTATTCCTACTAAAGGAGTACTAGGACTAGTAAAAACTCCCTGTAATTGTATCATAGTACTAAGATTATAGTAGCCAGATTTTCCTACTTGAATTTCTAATATACCAGTACTATTGTTATATATATTGCCAGTGTCCCTAACTTCATTAGTGTATTTAATAAAATTACCGTCATAAGCAGTGAGTGAGGTAGTTTGTAATGGAGTTACATAAGTATTAGAGCCTATTGTTTCCTGTGGAGTGTCAACTTCAATAATTCTATTTTGAATAGCTGTATCATCTAAATTAAATTCTTTATTATTAAAAGGAACTATCAGAGTATTAAATAAACTACTATTAAAAAAGCTACTAGTGTAAGTATAGCCAGCACTATCAAAAATAGCGTCTATATATTTCTTAACTTTAATAGCAGGATATAAACTAGGGACAGTCCAATTTTCAGTGCCAGGCTCTAGTATATAACCATAGTTAATCATAGGATAAACGTAGTCAGTAGTTAAAGGTAAATTCCAAGTTGCTGACTGATTAGCTTTAGTGTAAGCGTGATCTAAAGAACTTAGGTCTAAGTCTGTTAATTCATTATTTTGTAAGTCAGCTATAAAATTACCTACTCTTCCTATTATAATACAGTTGTATATAATCTCACCGTCTATATTTTTAATAGATTTAATTTGTAAGTAGCCATCTATTTGGACCTCTCCATTAACTAAATAAGTTACATTAGTCTTTAAGTTAGGATTAAAAGTTTGTAGGTCAGTATTTAAATCAAATATATGTTCAAATATTTTATTAATCTTTTTACTAGCTGGTAATTCTATAGTCTTAGAATAGTCCGCTTTCCTAGTGTCTGGTTTTGCTATGTCAGCAATATTAAAAGTTAAATTAGGATTTAAAGACCCTATTAACTCTACACTTTCACCGTTTATATATAATTCCTCTTTTAACATTATCCGCTACAGCTTTCACAGTTTTCGTCTTCTATATTACAAGTCCTCTCTGGCACTGGTAATTTTTCCATTTTCTTAATTAAGTCCTCTAAGTTTGTTTGTTTATTATCCATTTTAAAATCTTTGTCTATAATTATCCATACTAAGCTCTAAATCTATACTTAAATTAAATATATTATCTGTACTACTAACTTTCTCTTCCCAGTTGCCCTCTATGTTTTTAATTGGAATTCGTCTTACTTCAGTAGTTCCTGTAGGGGTTGTATACTCATCTAATAAGTAAACCTCTGGACTTTCTATAAGTTCTAATAACCAGTTAAAGGTGTCAACATCTATCCAGTCTGAATTTAATTTCATTTTACTAGTTGACTTAGTATAGTACTGTATTTTTTCTCTATTGCTTATAGAATAATCTATAGCACCTGTCGAAGTGTTTAAGTCGCTAGGATTAGCTTTTAAGAATTTCCTATCTATTTGCTCACTATGTCTAGACACCTTAGTAAAGTTATAATAATCAAAACCTCCTAAACTATTTAAGAATTCTAGTCTTCTAGTTTCATATCTACAGTCAGTATCTATTTTAAAACTAAATAATTCAGTCATTGTATTGTTAGGAGTAGTATTAGTATGATTTAATCTAAGCCCATAATTTACAATAGTACTATCTATTATAGGTTGTGATGCAGAGCCAGTAAAAAAACTAGGGTCTATAGCATTTATAGAAGCTGGAGCTATAGGTATAGCTATTATCTTAATGTCTGAGATTATAGTAGCAATGTCAAAAGCATATCTATTAATAGTCCCAGTATTGTCTTCAGTCCAATATTGAATATATTGAATGTCAGTACTATGTAAAGCATATATAAAACCTTGATCCGTTAATCTTACTTTTTGGCTTCTACTATCAAAACTAGTTATATTTAAAGTAGTACTATCATAAGTAGCTGGATAATTTGGTGAGTTAGTTAAGAATTTTTTAGTACTAGCTACAGGACCTACTACTGTAAATTTAGTAGGCATATATTTAAGATAATAGTCAGTACTTTGCCAGTCATAAAAATTAACTAAATCTCTTCTATAGTTTGGGAGACTAGCATTAATACTAATTAAACTAGTTTCACTTACAGTAGAAGTGTCTGGCATAGTTACTGTTTGATTCATATTAATAGTGTAAGTACCTCCATTGTAGTGTTGCCATCCATACCTTATAACAACACCTATGTCTGAATTAGTAGTTAAAAAAGCTGAGTTAATGTTAGTACCGTTTAAATCTATTAGACTACTACTTATATAACTTTCAACTATACCAGAAATATCAAACCTACCAAAACCTCCGTCTGCAATAGGTGGGACTTTTAACCTACCTATTAAATTAGCAGCTGCTACACTACCGTTATAAACATCTAATAAATAAGAAAACCCTTCATAACCTCTAGTAGTTGCTGAGGTTTCTAATACAACTATTTCTATAGGATTATATACTGTTCTATAGTCTTGTGGATAATGTTTTACTTCTAAACTCATTTTTCTAATATTTCTTTTAATCCTTTTGCTACTCTTTCACCAGACACTACCCTTATGTCTGTTTTAAATCTGTTAAATGTCTCACCATAAAAAGTCTCTTTCATACAATTGTCAAAAAAGTATCTAGGTCTAATTCCTTTATGAGCTATTGACGTTCTAACAGCATATTCATTTAAGCCTTTACTTTTAGCCCATTGTTTAATATGATTAACACTAGGACCTTTTTTAAATTGATAAGGACTGTCTGGAGCTTTAATTTCCCACGCTTTCATAGGTCCTGTAATATATTTACCGTTCTCAGTTTTTCTAGTCCCTCCAATACCTCTTACACCTTTATTAACATAGTCGTAGTAGTCAGCTAAAAACAAAGTAGCTATCATTCTAAAACCAAACATTTTAACAGGCATTTTAATTGACTCTAATAGACCTCCTTTATAAGTTAGCTTTTCTTTTTTTACTGACTGCTTTAAGCAGAAAACCATATCCGCAGCAATATTATTAAACACCTCAGCTAGTGTACTAGGGTTGTCTATTTTAACCTCTTCTAGTTGGTCAACATCAAAGCCGAATATGTCTAACTGTTCACTCATTATCTACGTTTCATTTTTTGCATTTGATCTTTATGTATTTGTATATGTACTTTTTGCTTATCACTATAATAAGCTACTATGTTTAACGCTTTTATTACATTCCATTCTAAAACTATATCCCATTTGTCTATCCTACTATTAGTTAAGTTATCTAGTGTTTGCCACCATCCCCACCTTTTATTGAAGCTATCTCTGTCTCCGTTTCCCTCTTCAGTCTCTCTGCTTCCTCCATCAAACAAGTTTTTATAATTTCCGTTAAGGTCTCCGAGTGAGTGTAAAAAAAAACCCCTATCGGATAGGCTATTGTCATAGGCATATTATCAAAAAAGTTTTGTTGTGTTTCTCTTATCAACTCAGCATCCATTTTAATATTATGCCACATAAAAAAACGTTTCTTAATAGGTCTACAAATAGTAGTTAATATTCTATGTAGGTTATTAAATATAGCCTCCTGGTCATCTTTAGCACTTTGTAATATTTCCATTATATTAATGTACTCAGCAAATATTAAATTTTGTGCTTTAAGTTCAAATTTATACCATTTATCACCTATCTTAAATTTATTGTTTTTTAGTTCTCTAGGTAATTCAGTTTCTAAGAATGACATTTTTTCTTTGATACTTTGGTACTGATCTAGACTAATATTTTTAATTACTTCTTTTTTTTGTCCAGTTAACACTGCTAGTATGTTTATGACTCTGTTTATTGGAGTCAACTCCGAGTTTAACACTGGTCTTAGGTTTATGTATTTACCTATTGTAACATCTTCCCACTTTGTTGGTATTGTGATCTTCATATTTCTATATATAACAAATTTTTGAATTATAACAAAAGCACTAAAAATAAATTTTAATTAAATACTAAACAACTAAACACTAACTAAATAAAACAACTCAATATCTATTTAAACACTATTTAGATAAGTTCTAAGACACTCAAATAGTTTTTTAGTATATTCATATAGGTTAGTCTTTTTTAGTTGCTTAAATCTCTTTATTTTAATTATGCTGGTTTTTATCTTATTTTATCTTTTCTTTTATTGTCTTTTCTTTTCTTATCTTATCTTATATAACCCCATTTGCTTAGCATTTGCTGACCATTTGCTGACCATTTGCTCTTTTTTCCTCTGTTAAAAAAAAAGAGGAAGTAACGCTCTTTTGCCGACTACTTCCTCTATACACAAATTATGAAATAATTATCAATAAAATATAGTGTAAATATAATCAATTTTATCGTATTGAATACCAGCCTCGATTATTTTCTTTTAAATGTATTAAAGCAACATATCTCAAAGCATCTAGTAAGTGATCTGCTCCTATTGGCTTTTGCAGACTATTTCCGTTTTTGTCAGTAGCCCATTTGTAAGTCCTAAACTCTTTTCTTAGGTTACTACTACTAACTACATTTATTTTAAAGCGTTTTAATATGTCTATTCCGTTTAATATACTGTCTCTACCTTTTGTAGCTGGCTTTGCGTTTAAACCTAGTCTATATATCTCTTCAATACTCTTAGGCTCTGCACTATCACAAATAACCTCATCCCTACCTACAATAGGTCTTAGTCTTTCTGCTAGGTCCTGGTTTGTTAATTCTCTTTCGTAGATAATCTCTTTTAAATATAGCTCGTCATCTTTACGATATACAGCAACGCAAGCCGAAGGGTCAATAGAATATCCAAAGTCTAACCCATAAGCTATTAGCTTACAGTCTGGCATAGTATCTACATACTTAACATTCTCATAGACTAACCCACTAATATTGCCATACTCTCCTAGTCCATATATTTTCCAGAACTCCTTATCTGTTTGTTGTAGGTACTCTATTTCTTTAATTAGTGACTTAGGTAGGAATGAATTATTTTTATAGTTAGATACTATTACCTCTACGTCTCCTACTTCATTAGAACGCTTTATTTCTAGCTCCTGGTTAATCCAAATCTGCTCGTCATCTGGGTTAAAGTCTAAAAATATTTTATTCTCGGTTCTCATTAGTAACTGGAAAAATTCCTGTTTATATTCTAACTCATTAGCTTCATTACAATATAATATATTTCTTTTAGCTCCTCTTAGCTTTTGCTCATCGTCAGCTCCTATAAACTCTACTAGTCTTTTACCGTATCTGTATTGTTTTTTAGTTTTGTTGTGATCTATACTATTATACCAGCCTTCAGCTTTTAGAATATCCTCAAAGTCCCTAATAACAGTACCGTCTAGATTAGTTCTATACTTTCTTACAGTGGTCCAGACTCCCTCAGTAATATAGTTACCATTACCATAGTTCCCACTAATTAACCACAAAGCACACAATTGATTTAAGGACCAGGTCTTACTACTCCTAGTACCTCCTCGGTTAATTACTATCTTAGCTTTGGAATCGTAGTTACGTTCGAATATTTCAGTCGCTTCCACGCTTTATATTGATATTGATATTATGGACAGTCTGTTCAATTTCCTGTTTGTCTGGAGCGTTTAATCCGAACATCTTAGCAATAGAATCATAAGCTCCTCTATAGTCACTTCCCTTAACCATTTCTTTAAGTAAATAGAATTTAGCTTTCTGGTCCTTAGTTAAGTTTTCTTTTGCTGCTAGGTCCATTAGATACTCCCAGCTTTTAATCATCTTAAAATAACCCTCAGCTACTTCCTTCCTAGTTATTTGGAAAGACTCAGCTTCTTTTTTTTGTAACTCTTTGACTGTTAGTATTATGTTAGTATCTGCTAATAGCTTACTAGAGTTTACTTTAATAGTGTCTAGACTAGTAGTTTCGCTAACATCATAAGCCCGTCTATAAGCTTCCGAAGCGTTGCCAGTGTTGACATACTCCTCAGCGAATTTTCTTTGTTTAGGTGTTAGCTTTTTAGTCATTCTTTTGTCTTAGTGATACCTTTAACAATATTAGATAGCCTATTAAGTCAGTAACAGTGTCCTCTGTATTGTCATTAATTCCTTTGTTTTTAATCCTAGATAGTTTATCGTCTATTCTAGCACTTATAGCCTCTATAGAATCTAGCTTACTAAATATGCTTATAGGGTTATTAGCAGTGTCTCCATAATCTGCATTTTTTTGTAATAGTAGTTCTATGACTTCCTCACCTATTTTTTTTATTAAGTATTGAGTCTTCATTATTTTAAAGTATTTTCAATTACCTGTTTTATAAAATAGTCTGGTAGTCTCTTCCACTTCTCTTTAGCTGCCATAAATCTAACAAAGTAGTTTACTGGCTTACTACCAAATAGAGCCTTTTGTTCTTTAATTTCTTTAGGTGTTAGTTTCATTTAAAATCTGCTAAGTCTTTAACATCTACTTTAAACATCTTATAATCATTTTCTTTATAGTGTGATACTAAAGCTCTTTTAGTTCCTAACGATTTTATATAAACTCTCTTTCCGTTATATGTTAATCTTCTTTTCATTATTTCATTAATAAATCTCTTCGTCTTCTCGTCTATCATTTTCGTAAATATAAGCTAATTCTAAAACATTATAATCAATTCCAAATTCATAAGTCGCTGACGCTACCCCGTTTATGTCAAAACATTGATAAACCTCTCCGTCTATTTCACTATAATAATAGAGTCCGTCTTCGTCAATAAAGTAGCCATAGCTAACTTTTCTTTTTTGGTGTTCTTTTTTTTCTGACATTCCTTTTCTTTTTTACAGCTTCAGCTTCTTTAGTTGTTAGCCAGTTTAATAGTAGGCTCATTTGGTTTTTTACGCAACTATTACAGGCCCAGCTAATCCTAACGTCTGGATAGTTTTCTTTTAGTATAGGATCAAAATTGTTTCTAAGAAAAGAGATGTCTACTTTACTAGGAAACGCTTTTACTTTGTCATATTCTTTAATTACTTGTTCTATTGTCATAATAATCGTCTTTCTATTATACGCAAAATTAATGGAGTTGTCAATATTAAAGGGTCTAAAGTTATAAAAAAAGTTATTAAACTAATCCAAAAGCTAATACAAAAGCTACAGTTAAAGGGTTTGTAGTCTAGTTTATTTATCATAGGTCTAGCATAATCTGTCCAGGTAGTGGCTAGTGATATTATTATTAAAGTGTTAAGTATAGAATTCATTTATCGACCAATTTTTTTTTATTTTATTTGCTAATTCTTTAAATTTATATTGTATAGTGTTTTGATGTATGTTAGTCTTTTTAGCTAGACACTGCTTATTGCCAGAGCAAAGTAATAAATGTTCTAACATAATCTTATCTAAACCCTCTAGAGAGTTAATAAGGTCTTTTAGTACCTCATCTTTAAAACAGGTATTAGTATAAGTCTCTATGTCTTCTAAGCTGCTAAAGTGACTAGGAATATAGTATTTAGTTTTGTATCTACTACGCTCACTTATTATTTGAAATATACAGAGTTTGTAAACGTATTTCTTAATTGAGTTTTCGCTGTCTAATCGTATAATAAAATCCTCCCCTTTGTTTAGTAGTAGTATAAAGATGTCCTGTTTAAAGTCTTCTAATTCGACTACCTTATACTCCCTACCTATATACAAAATAAAGTTCTCTATTTTCTTAATTAGTTTGTTATTCACTTAATCCTTAGTTACGTTATACAATTCAGACTTTAAGAAACTTATATTTGTTCTCATAGCATCTACTACTCTATACCCAGACTCTAATAATCTTCTTAGTTGGTACATTTCAGGGACTTCTACTTTAGCTTCATTAGTGGCTCTAGCTACAGAAAACCCTTCAGCTACTTTAGTATGTATTACTTTCTCATAGTCTTCGTGTGCCTTAGTTCTCATAGTTTCTATGTGATATAGTCTGCTAGTTAATTCTTTTAGTTGCTGGTTTAATTTATTACCGTCAAATATATTAGTATTGTTATACTCTTCTATTAGTTCAGCTATTCGTTCTAGTGTCGATTTCATTTTGTAAGTCTTGTATTGTTTTAAGTAAATTCATAAAATCCTCAAATTCTAAACAGGCATAGTCTTTCTCAAAGTTTTTAGTAAATACTACTACAGGTGTTTTACCCATTGGCTTATCTGCTCTAGCCTGAGCTAGTGCTTTCCAAATATTTAGCTTTTCCTGGTTTTTACATTCCCAGTGATAGTCGTATAATACAGAGTCTGGGTTAATGTCTATAATATCCCCTTTTATACTCATTCCCCCACTCATTGGAGTACGTCTTACATTAGTATTAAATTTATTATTTAATTGCTTTGCTACGTCTCTCTCGAATCGTTTTCCTTTTTGGTTAGCATTCATTTTTGGAAGTGTTTTCTTATTACTGCTCCTAAGTCCGCATTATTTGGGTAAATAGTACATAAGTAGTTTATACTGTTTTCTATAGGACTGTCTGGGTTTTTATATACTGAGTCTTTAGTCTGCCTATATTCGTTTAAAGTTCTTTTTTTCATAATTTTTTCCGTTGTTTTCTGTCTTCAGAAATTTGTTTAAATAGCAATACAAAACAGCATCCAGCTAAAAAACAAAGTATGTGAGACACTAAAATTAATAAAAATATATTATTCATTATCTTTTAAGTTTGATGACTCTAATTCGGCTTTTTTTAGGTCGTGTTTATATTTATCGAAGCTAGTTTTTAATATAGCATTTTCTTTATAAGATACAGCGTTCTCATATTTTAATTTAGCTATTTGTTTCCTTTGCTTTCTAATTTCGTCTTGTAGTTCGTGTATTAGTTCTAGTATGTCTACTAAAGTCTCTAATCCATCCCTTTTAACTTTGTCTTTTTTCTTTTCTAGTTGGTGACTAGCTTTAATAATTAATATATCTAGTTTGTTTTTTCTTAATAATACGTCTAATTCGTCCATAATTTTGTGTTATTTATTTGTGTTTTTTAAAATGTTGTGTCCTCCAATAGTGAATCCTAAACCTCCGTTATAATCAAAACAAAGCGGCTCGTCTAGTGTTGGTGTGCCTCCGGTTTCCTTATCTTTAATTTTTTCTACTCTTAGCTGGGTCATCATCCATAACTGAGGACTATTAATAAAACGGTGAATACTCAATAGCTGATCGCATCTGTTGGCGAAAACCTGACCCCCCTCAATATCAGATTTTCTAGGAGGTTGTATATAAGACGCGAATTCGTGACCAGGAGGATATACTCTCCGAGCTGACTCTGTCATAGGGTGAGTCATTAAATATATAGCTTTGCCAGTAGTATTACAAAACTCTCTAATATCATTACAGATTAAATAGTTACGCTCGTATTGATTGACTCGCCTGTCGTGATTTAATCCAGTAAAAGGATCAATTACTCCAGCATCACAATTAGACTCCTTAAATATCTTTAATAGTTCCTTATGATTATACATTTTTTTATTAGATACAAAAGTAAACCAGCTATCTATTTTATTATTATATTTCTCTATTTCTGCTTTTGTTAGTTTGTTTAGTTTGCTTTGTGAATACATTTGTATTAAATCTCTAGTCAATTGACCAGCTGAATTTTCACCTGACCAAATACACCACTTAATATTATGCTTAACACTTAAAGCTAAAAAATACCATAACATAAAATTAGTTTTACCTACATTATCTAAGCCTACTATAATCGAAAAGCTACCTCTTTTATATAATACCCAGTTATCTAATTCGTTTCCAATACCTAGTCCTCTTTTTATTTTACCCTCTTTAAAAGCGAATAAATATTTTAGCTGCTCCTCCTTTTCAAGTATCATTCTTTTGTGCTTTTATAAAGTTATTGATACTACTAGTAGATAAATAAGGGTCATTAGTTTTTACTTTAGTCTTTTTAGACTTCTTAGCAGCTTCGACTCTTTTAATATACTGTTCTTTTCTCTCGTTATATTGTTTATCTAAAAATTTTATTTTAATTTGGTTACCCTTTTTTTGTATTAGCTCCTCTTCTAGTAGAGTATCTAGTGACTCTTGCCCTATTCGTCTACATAGTTTTATGTATGTCATTTTACAATCTTTATTCCAGTAGTGGCATACAGCATCAATAAAAGCTCCTTTGTCTTCTTTAGATAAATAATTAATCTCTCCCCCTATCCACTGACTAGGAAAAAATTTAAAGTAAGGTAGTTCTTCGCTCATTTATTTGTGTTTGTTGTGTTGGTTTTAATTGATAAAAATATTTATTTATTTTGTTATTTTTGTTAAAGTCTGTTTGATAACTTACTCTTTGAGTTATGATCTTAGACTCTAAAAGGTTTGTTCTTTGCTCTTCTAAGTTATAAAAAAAATAGCCTTTCTCGTCTTTAACACAATAGTAAGGTGTTTTAGAATAGTACTCAGCTGCCATAATTAAGGATAAAAATTTATCTATTTGTATATATTTATTCTCATAAAATTTATTTCTAAACTTAAATTCTATTATTAATTTATCACTTTGACAATCCCACATACTAAAATTACTAGCTGTCTTAACTAAATTCAAATTATATTTATTATTAAAATATTCTATTGATAATAATACTTTTTGCTCTTCAGTTAAATTAGATTTCATAGTAAGCAGTGTTTTTTTCTTTGTAATTATTATAGGCTTTTATTTCATTAGCGTTTAAATCTTCAAAATTATAGCTTAATTCTAAAGCTCCGTATGACATTTCGTCTTCATAATAAGCAGTATTTTTATTATTCAAGTGGACCATTTTAATATTTAGTATGTCCTGCCATAAATTAGATTTTATAAAAGCTCTAGATAATCCGTACCTATTAGAAATATATTCAAAAGGTTTTCCCTTAATTAAATAAATGGAGATAAGGCTTCTTTCCTTATCTCCTAAAATGTGATTATATATATAGTCTGAATTCATTTTTTATAAAAAATTATATCGTTTTTTTTAAATTCATTTATAATATGATCTACTCTAAAAGGGTAAATCATCAGACTCTTCTACTGGAGCAGCTACTTTCTGTTGTGTTTGTTCCTTTTCTGGCTGGTATGTATTAACGCTCAAACTAACGTCTTTCCCGTATTGGTCCGCCTGGTCCTTAACGTTTATATTTAGCTTTAGATACTTATTACCTTTATAGTCAAATATATGTTCTTTTGCTTTGTCTAAGTGTACTGTTACTGTAAGCCAATTGTCGCTTCTTTTATTACCGCCACCGCAGTAAACTGTTTTTTGTTTTTCCATTTTTATTTATTTATTTGTGATTATCATATTATACTCATTTAAGTATAATTCCATTAAAGGCTTAAATTTATTAATTGAAGTTATTGAAGGGTGGTCTGTTTTAGCCATCTCTTCATACTTTTTAAATAAAAAATTTATAGTTTTTTTATCTTTTTTAGCTTTAACATAAGCTACATAAATTAACTCTCTAACACAATAGGCAGCTATTTTATTTTTACCGTATTCTTTATTTAAGTAAGAAAATTTATTTACTAAATAATCTCCGAAATTTTTGTCATTAATTTTAGCTAATCCCTTTTTAAAATTATCATTATATCCTGGCTTATAAGTGAAATAACAGTGTACTATATTGCCTACAGATATATTATTAGAATTTGCTTTGTAAGAATCATATACTATTTTATAGTCATTATTTTCTCTAGCAAACGCTTTTAAATAGTCTAAAGTATTCCAGGCTCTGTTACCGTTGTTAAGGCTTATAATACAATTTAAGTGATCCTTTTCAACATTAGTATTAATCCAACTAACTATATAAGCTGGGACTGTTGACTGTCCTAGCAACTTAGCTGACTCTATTCTATGGTGTCCCTCTATTACATCACCTTTATTAGAAATTATTACTGGACTTAGCCAGTCGTTTTGTTTTAATTTATGTTTAAAATTCTCAGCGTGTTTGCTATATAAATCTCTATTTACTTTAGCTGGTTTTAAATCACTAATTAAATAGTAAGGCTTAAAAACTCCTCTTTTAAGCTCGTTGTCTGTTGTTGTATTTTTCATTTTATTTATTATTTATTTTAGAATAATCTTCCTTTGTCATTACTATATAGCTATTTTTTTCTAATAATTTAATAGCGTCTTTTATTTTTTGTTGTTCTATTCGATAAGTGTCGAAAATTTGATTATATATACTCATAGTTTATAGGTTATGTTGTTTATATGTTCTCTACACTCTACTACTCTAGTGTAAATTTGGTCTATATCAGTATCGTTTCTTTCTATTTCAAATACTTTAATCCTATACTTAGAATCTATACTAGAATACTTATACTGTTTAGCAAATGTATCATAGTCTAAATTACTATTAAAATACTCTTTTTTAATTAGCTCGTCTGGAGTGTCCATAAGCGTATAAATTAACTTATAAGAATCTAATCCAGTCAAAGCTAAATAACCTTGAGCTTGCCAGTAATAGGCTTTGTTAGGAACGTTATTAAAGAAAAGAGGAAAAGTAAAACAGTCCCAGCTATTTTTTACGTCTATTATATGATCTTCTAATATTGCGTCTGGTGTGCCAGTTAAAAATTCATTTTCAAAAGACTTTTCATTCTTAACTAAACTACCATAACCTAACTCACTAGCTACAAAGTCTAAAGAGCTTTGTTCTACTATATTACCTTTGTCAGTGTATTTACTAGTAAATTCTTTTTTACGTCCGTAGATTTGTTCTTTTAGCCACTCCTCGCAATAGCTAGCAGTAGTCTTAGATAGATATTCTTTTTTACTTCTAGGATTAGACATAATCTGTCCTATAGCTGAACATCTTATTTTAAATAGTGTCATCTTCTTTATTGTTTATTTTGTTGTATAATTTTTTAGCGTCTATATCAGTATATAAATCCTCTAAAAATTCGTTTTGTTCTTTTTTATTATCTTCTATCCAGTAGTCGTAAGCGGATTTTTCCTTTTCTAATTCTTTTAAAATCATTTCGCACTGGTTTTTTATATTTTCTATGTGGTCAAATATTGTCATAATTATTGATTTTTAATTGCGTTAGCGACCTCATCAGCACTAGCTACATTACTATCTACTCCTATTCCAAAATTAGCTAAGCATCGACCCCAGCTACTAGTCTCACAGTTTTCTATAAATGAAGTCTTATTTATAAAACTAGAGTTTTGCTTTTCGTGAGCGTACCCACTAGCTACCTCTACTCCTTTGTCGTTTATTATACTAGATCTTATTATAACTCCGTTGTCATTAATGTGAGTTATTTCTGAAGTTAAGCAATAACCAGTAAATTTTTCTCTAAAGTATTTAATTCTTTCGTTTACTGTTACATAAGATTTTCCTTTTATGTCTACAGTCTTTAGTCTATTAGTTGTCATATTGTTGTATTTTGGTTAGTATATTAATTATCTTAATTATTCTTTTTTCGTCGTAATTAATGTTTAGTTGTTTCATTTCTTTAGCTATAGTCTCTACTACTGCTATATAACGTCCAAATCTATTTTGATGTATTTCTATATCATTATTAGTTAAGTAAAATCTACATATTACTCTTTTATTCCAGTTAGCCTGTATAATAATATTAAGTAACCTTTGGCTCAGAAAGTTATGTCTTTCGTGACGCTCCCAGTGTTCTAAATAATCATTATGGGAGTTATAATATATATTAGATTGCATACTTAATTGTTTTTATTATAATCCTCCATTAGTTGTAACATTACTGAGCTATAAGATTTGTGACCGTTAGCTCTGCATTTTTCCTGGAATTCTATTAAAGTGTCCATCCTCTCAGCTGGCACATAGAAGGTCCTAGTTGTGTAGTTTATTGTCTTTGACATTGTATTTATTTTAAATGTTTGTTTTGTAAATATATATATAAATATAATACAAACAACAAAAAGACTAAAAAAAAATATAATTATATTTAAAATAGATGAGTAAGTCTAGCGACTTGTCCGAACTCACTAAACAAAAAAGCCTCTATAGCTTTGTTATTAGAACTTTGATAACCAGAGGTATGGTGATATATGTCAGCTTCCGTAGGTGACATAAGAGACTCGACCCAAAGACCTGGAAATTGTTTACTAACTTTGTGATGTATATGCTGAGTAAACATATATCTATACTTAGTCTCACTCCAAAATTTACACTCGTCTGCTACTATCATAGGTAGGGTTTCAGCTTTTATTTTATGACTATGACAGCTACTAATTAGATTAGTTTTATATTTATAATACTTTCTCATTTGTAAACTAACATCAAAAGTAACGTCTTTATTATGTCTAAACCATACTGCTAATATTTCAGCTACTAGCCAGCCGATAGTGTTATCGTGATTTCCTGGTGTGAACATTACGTGAACAGTACTAACTTCTAGTAGCATCTCTATAATAGATACCATTAACCTCTTAGCTATTTGGAAGTGATCGCTTAATAATCCATCTACCTCGTTTTGTTTAGTACCTCTCTTAGTAGTATTGTCAAAATTATCAACGTGCAATAAGTCCCCAGATAATAGTAAAATAGTCTTATCTATGTTAAACCCTTGAGCTTTGTTTAAACAGCCTCTCACCCCTTCTAAGGCTCTAGTAACTGCTATTTGATTATTATACTCCTCTCCACTTACAAAAGACTTACATAACTTTCCTATATGTAAATCTGACGGACACATAAATAGTAAGTGACTATCTTTGTATTTAATCCTATCTATTTTAGGGTATTTAGGACTGTATTCTTTTAGCTCTTCTATTAATTCTTTACTTAATTTTTTAAAGTCTAGCTCTGTAGCTTTAGGTAGTTTAAAGTAAAGACTAGCAGTTTTGTTTTTAATCCAGCCACTATGTAAGGTACTAGGGTCTAAGTTCTCTTTCTCACATTCATACTTAGCTCTCCTATACTGTTCTACTATTTCGGCTTCGTCTGGTTTTAATCTATATTTAGGATTAGCTTTTCCGCTTTCCTGGTATCTTTTATGGTGATGTTTATTTTTGTCCACTTTTTAAAGAAAGCTAAATATAGTTAATTTTTTCTTATTGAACTTCCATAGAAATAACCAAATAAACTCAAAGTGATACCTTCACATAAACCGATTAAAGTATAAAATGTTTTCTCGTTGTTTTCTGGGATTGTTATATATACTATAGCATATACTAAAAAAACAAAAGTACCTAGTCCTACTAGACCAGTTAAAGTAAACATTAAATCGAACTTCTTAACCTTTGCTATTTCTACTTCTCTCTTTCTAGCAGAGTCTCTGTCTGCTACTTCAGTTTTATAGGCTTCTATTAGTTGGTTATGTAATTCTTTTTTAGTCTCAGGGTCTATAGTCTCGTCTTTGTCTATAAGGTTTTTAACTATTCCTAAAGCTCCTTTATCTGGTAATACATCCCCTACTATATCTAGTATATTTGGAGCTTTGTTTTTTAAAAATTTACCTATTACAGTGTCTTTAAATTTCTTTTTATTACTCATAAGATTTGTACTTAGTTCTATTATTAGAATCTTTATAAGCTACTAAGATTTGTTTTCTTTGTGATCCGTTTGTATTATAGCTAACGTGAACCCAGTCTGGGTTAGTATTACTACCAAACTCCCAAATTAATTGGTCAAACTCTAAATTATTTTTTATATACTCGAAAATTTCACCGTTACTAGGTAAATTATAAGCGTCTCTATCTATATCAATAGCTTGTCCTTTACAGTGCTGAGATGACTTACTCCCACCTATAGCTTTATTAAGAGCCTCACTACGATACCCACTACTAACATATATAGGACATCCGTAATAATCTCTAATAGGTTGAAATATCTTTTTAGCTAGTATTTGTAAATTAACTAAATGTTCTTTTGTTGGTTCGTTGCTTATACCTAGTCTTTTAGCTGTTCTAGACTTAGTTACTTCGGATAAATATAAATTTTTACTTAGTTTCATTATTTCTCCTGTTGACTTTTTTTTTTGCGTTGATAAGTAGTCTTTCCTCCATTCTAGCTAGCTTCTCTCTTAGGTGAGTGTTTTCTGTTATTAATGAGTCAATTTTCTTTTCTAAGTCCCCTATCTTTTCTTTTAGCTGTTCTATTACCTGTATTTGGAAGTCATCAGTCCTAGCATCTTTATTGGCGTTAATGTCCATTTTCTTTTTGATAATGTCCCAAATTTGTTTAATACCTAAGCCACCAACTAGAGCAGTTATGGCCATTAGTAGACTGTGATCTTCCATTTTATATAATATTTTAGCGTCCCTGTTTTGCATAGGGTTTTACATAATTCTTACTACTTTTATTTTTAGACATATTTTTGCTATGTCTACCTTTTAGCCTTTTTTTAGGCTTATATATTTTAGCTATTAATCCTCTCATTCTGGCATAGGTTCTGTCCATTCAGGAGTTGCCATTAAAGCTAAAGCCTGTTCGTGAGTCATTATCTCACCTACGATAGGTAAACTTCCATTTGTAATAAACGAAGGTGTTGTACTCCACGAAATTAAGCCTTGAGTATTAGCTAAATTACGTCTCATTGTTTGAGCTGAAGATTGATTAACCTGTGAAAAAATTACCTTATCTGTTTCTGTTAATTCTATTACTGCGTATTGTCTCATTTTTTTATTTATTTAATATTTTTAACTCGGTACTGATGTTGATTTTGCATCAACGCCCATTCCATAACTTACTGCATTTGCTGTACTATAAGGTGCGTCTCCGATAATATTATCAGCTCCTCCCATTCCATTACTTAAACCGTTTCCAGACGTTCCAACTCCGTTTATTAAATCTGCTTCTGTCATATTTGCACTTGTTCCGTTGTTAGTTCCTTTCTTATCCAACACAGTCCAATTAGTACCATCAAAAGAACTGTTTTCCCCTAACTGCCACCAGCTAACAAGGTTTGAATAAGCACTGTGATTATTAAGATTTGAAGGCTTACCTTGATTGTAAAGTTCTGTGATTTGTGCTGCTGTTAAAGCAGCGTTCCAAATAGATACATTTGAAATTTCACCATTAGTATCAAACCCAGTAAGAACTTCACTATTTCCAATTCTTAAATTTTTAAGTGTTGAAGCTGCAAAAGTTGTAGTACTACTTGTTAAAGGTGTTCTACCATTTATATATAAACTTTGATTTCCATTAGAACCTCCTGTGCTTTCAAAAACAAATACTATATTATACCAAACATCTGTACTTAAACCAGTTGCTATTAGTTTATCACTAGCACCATATGCCCAGGCGTGAATAGCATTTCCACTTCTAAAGTCTATATGATAACCTGCACCAGAACTAATATTTGAATCTTTAGATATTATAGCATTGTTTCCTGTATTGTTAATTTTAGCCCAACAAGATATACTAAATGAACTACTAAACTGCAACTCTGTTGGATTACCTACATCTATATAATCCGAAGTTCCATCAAATGAAAGTCCGTACCTTGAGTAAGGTTGTGTTATTAATAAGTTAGATTGTACTAGATAAGACGCTTGCATTTTCTCAAAAGAATTTGGAAAATTACCAACAGCTGAATTGTTATTTGAACTTGAATCTGGAGATGTCCATATACCAGCTACAGCATCAAAAGTACTACCAGCATTAAACTGCCACCACCCTTGTAAGTTACTATAAGAACTTATATTTACAGGTGTTCCATTATTGAATAATGAAGTAGCAGACTCACTTCCTGTTTCTGGTAAAGCAGCATCAAATACTGAAAAATTTGAAAGTTGTCCTCTAAAT